TCTTCTTAACATCACGGGAATGCTTTTTCTTCTGCATTTCTAATCTGCGAGACTGTTCATTTGTTTCAATAAATTTTCCGCCTGATTGAATGTAGCGCTCATGAACCCAGTGACTTGCTCCAGGGTTTGGGTAGTTAGAGTACTTAGCCTTCGCCTGTGCAACAATCATCTGATACAACTTAATGTTTGCTGGTTTACTAGCCACTACATCTCCTCTTGATAACCCGATAGCCCCCACATTACTGTGGGGGCATACGGATGTCTGTCTAAATTAGTCGTTTACGACTGTTGCGGATTGACGCTGTGAGCGTCCGCCTGAAACTACCTTTGTCTCAATAACTTGAGCTGAGTAGTCGTTAGATGTTCCGTGTGCAAACTCACCTAAGAATGTAGGTGCTTCTACCCATGATGCAGAACCTACGTGAGCACGCTCTGCAAGAGTTTCTGCAGCTGGCTTCTCAAATACGTTTGCATTGTGGTTAGGACGACCTGCTGCAGGAACGTATCCCTGCATCATGCCTTTTTGGAAATCGTTTGGCACATCAGTGTCAGTTGCGATTCCTTCTTCAAATCGTAGTGGTCCACGACGTGTTGCGTTTCCTGCTGCTTTCATTTCGTACACATGTGGTGCACGCTCTGGAAACTGTGGTGCTGGGGAAATACCCATGATAGACTCCTTAAGGTTATATATGGAAGGCCATTCCAGGTAATAGTCTCTCGCTTTTTAAGCTGCTTGTGTTGTTAACCAAAGAAAGGATTTGAAGAAGCAACTACTTCTGGCATTACTAGGTCTTGGGTCAAAGAGCAGGCTATAGACAGCGAGTCAACAAAATCGTCGTGCGCATAGTTCTCATCTGGAGCAGCAACCATAAAATTAGGGCCTTTAAACTGCACTTCAGCATCTGTCATTTGCTGATAAAACCGCTTCCAAGTACGTAGCCTTCGGGTCTTTGCGTGGGCAGGCCAAGAAATCATTTCTCTTTGAATTAGTGCCTGCAAATGTTTCCAGCGCTTAGACTGCTCACTTGGACTTGAAGTCAATGACATAACTTCGGCTCTTGGTAAGAGAAGTTTTAAACGTTGAGCTACTGCATCACCCACACCGTTAGCATCTACGCCAACTGCAAGTACGTCGTAGTTCTCTAAAAAGTTTACGATTTGAAAGTACTGTTCTTCCCAGTCGTCGCCCTGTAGTTCAAGCCAATTTAAAATGCGATGGTCAAAGTAACCAAACTCATCTGGTCTATCCCAATCAACCCATACAACAGTCACAACTGTTGAGTCAGTTTTACGTGCAGGGTCAATGCCGACAACACACGGAGTTTTGTGCCATGACTTTACTAGCTCTTGAGATGTGTCACCTAGTTCATCCATTTTAGATGATGTGATGAACATTCCGCGTTCAAGAAGCCACTTACAGTTGTACGACATTTGAAACTCATCAGAGTCTTCTCCAATACGAAGCATTTCTTTTCTAATTGAGCGTTCGTAGTTTTTGTTGTACTTAATAACTTCTTTCCAGTCCCATTGGAAATGATTTTGTCTGTTGCCTCGTGTTGTTTGACGTCTGCGGTTTAACTGAATTGCTTTATAAAAGTTATTCTTACTTGTTGTTGGTGTTCCTGTTTTTACCATTGTTCCTGCGTAGTATGCAAGCATAGGAGCAATAGACTTAGAAACTACAAAGTCGTCTGCTTCTTGACACTCGTCAATTACAATCAAATGGAAAGACTTGGATTCAATTTTTGCACGAGGGTTAGCAGTCATCATTGTGATACTAGAGCCAGAGTTAGCTAGTTTAATTTGACGTGTAACTCCACCTACACGAGCTGCTTTATCGTCAATCTCAACGTCGTTTAAAATCTCTAATGCACGCTCAGAGGTAAGGCGAGTAACAGCACGACCAAAGAGGGTTTCTGCCTGCCCTTCTGTAGGCGCAAATAAACCTACCCACACACCGTCTTTAAACTTGCCCAATAATTCTGGATAAAGTTTTGCAAGACGTGGAAGAAGAATCATTAAAGTAACTACTGTGTCTGCAACCGTCTCGGACTTACCTGACTGACGTGCTGCAAGTGCTGTTATTTCTTCAGCATCATTAATTATGACTGATTCCATAATGCGACGTGCTAAAGGTTTTTGGTAGGGGTGTAAGTCATGACCAACAAGAACTTTTAAAAAGTCCATCATCTTGTCAATTAGTTTGTCAACGAACTGCTGAGAAAGCTCATCAAGAGATTCTTCTTTTTCTAACTCAGATTGTTCTGGCTCATCTTCCTGTAAATAAAACTCAGGATTGATTTCCTCAAACTTCTCGTCATCATAATCAATAGGCATTTTTCCTCATTAATTGACTAGACCCACATTGCTGTGGGCCATCGCCAGACCAGGAGAGAGGTGAAGCAAGAAAATCATAGCACACACTACGCACGTTTCTTCAGTTCCTTAGCGATTGCGTGGAACACTTCTGTTCCTAAAACAACTTCATCAAGAAGGTCTTGATTGTGACTCTTCTGCCATTCTGTAATATGTTTGCCAATCGTGTACATGGACTGCTCCATCCACAGAATCAAGTCTGGAGTTGATATCTTTGAGACTCTCTTCTCTATCCGAGTCTGGGGCTGTCCATCCTGCTTCTTCCGTAAAATCATCGTATGTTACTTCCCGTGTTTCTAGTGCCGAATTAAGTGCTTCTTCTTCAGTTTTAAAGCCAGTCCACTTGCCGAAGGCTAGTGCTTTGTACTTGGGTAATCTTACTAAAATAGGTTCGGAAGTTCTAAACGGCTCTTCAATTTCTTGAGTCCATCCACGAACAAAAAACTTTTTGCCCCAAATAACAGGCAAGTCAATTAGTTGTACAAAATGTTTTGGTCCGATGTTGTGTACTTTTGGCATTATCTTCCTCTAGGGTTTTTTCCACCTTTAGATGGGTTTTTACCTGCATTTTTTTGAGAGACGGTTTTATATGTAGTTTTTGTTTGACCAGCGCCTTTGCCCTTCATGTGGATTTGAGCTCCACGACTGTATCGGTAGAACGCTTGCTGCGCTTTTGCGCCAAGAGTTGACACGTCTGCTGGTCCACGTGGCTTAAAGTCTAACATGCGGTAGATAACCGCTCCTTTAGAACGGTTGGCTTTAAATGCAGCCCACTCACTTCCGCTAACCTCATAATAGTTATAGAAAGTTCCATCACGAAAAACAACAGTTAGCTTTTCTTCGTACTCATCATAGCCAGCAGCAACTGTGCGAGGTCTTGCTGGATTAGTGGTTGAGGTAGGAACTAAGGTTAAATCTGCTGGTGAAGTGTCTTCTTCGTTTTGAGGGCCTTGCATTCCAGGAACAACTAAGTCTCCCGTTAAGTCTACGACCTCATAAAATGGTCTACTAGAGTAACCTTCTTGGGCGTTATACATGGTGTCCATAGACATTGGGTCACCAGCAAGATTGTTATACTCAGTAGGATTGTAGTAATCCATTGACTGAGTGTCGTCAAACATAATGTCGGAGATTTTATTAAAAGCGCCTTTAGAGGCTGCTGTTACTCCGCCTTTAAAATCATCACCGAAAATATCTCGGCCTATTGCATTCATCATTTCCTGTGCAGACGGCGCAGCCCTCCGAGAAGAGCTGCGACCGCCTACAGGACGTACCATATTAACTACTTACTTATGCCCAAGGAGTAATAGTTACTGCTGCACCAACTGCAGTTGTTGCTGCATTTGCTGCGATTGACTGTGTCTTGATTGTTCCAGCTGCACCTTTAAGAGCTGTACCAGGTGTAATAGAACCTGTATCTGCAACAGTCCAACCTGTACCTGAGATAACAAGTGTGCTTCCACTACCACCAGTTACAGACCATGTGCCAACAAGTGCTGTTGGGATGCCTGTACCTGAAGCAATAGTTACCTTTGTACCAACAGGCCATGTACCTGTTCCGCCTGATACGTAAACAGTTGCTGCAGTAGTTGCAGTTACGTTAATACGTGTTGGCTGTGTAGCAGTGTTAGTTGCACCTGCTGCAGTTGTAGGTGTTAGACCAGCGTCTGACATTGCATCTGAAGCAAGAGCGGTTGTAAGACCAAGAACTGAAGGGACCTTTACGTAATCAGTTGGACCTGCTACGTCAGAACCTGTTGTGTTTGGTGAATACTGCGGAAAACCATTCCAACCTGATTCAAGATTGATGTGGTCACCTTTAGTTAAATCTAAACGTGTTGTGCGAGCATCGTTTGGCTGTGGAGCAAAGTTACCCCATACAAAGTCAATTGCGACTTCGCCATTGGAATCAAGAAGATTCCCGTTGTTATTTGTTGCCATGATTTCTACTTTCTCTAGAGAGGTTGTTATTTCCCCATGCGCTTAGGGGAACCGTAAAGATAGTATCCAAGACTATTGACGTAATGTCAGTGTTTATTCCTCACAGATGTGTTCATCAAGGTCTTCACCAAGCATAATCTCGTAACAATCACGACACCTAAAAAACCGTACATCATCTAAGCCTACATGAAGAGAATCAGCGTCACGTGACTCAATAGTCATTTCTGGTTCAGCGAGTACCTCTGGTGGAAATGGTCCTCTAGGGCTATGGACTACTGAAGGTATTGCATGACCCTGTACCGCAAACTTGCGAATTACAGGCATTACTCTGTTGGTTCTGCTGGAGTTTCTTCTGCAGGAACTTCTTCTACAACTGGAGTTTCTTCTACAACTTCAGCTTTTTTTGCAGACTTCTTTGTAGGCTTTGATGAAAGCGCTTCAAAAGCATCAGATGTATCCTGAACCATTTCTTCAGAACGCTTTAACATCCCAGCATTTTTTTGGTCGTTAAGAAACTTTGGCAAGTGTGTTGAGCAGTAAGGGATTGTATGAGCAGGTGTAATCTCGTAAATCCACACTGAAGTGTTTTCGCAGTTAGCGCATGTAGCCATCTTTAAACTCCTTTATTAGCAATCCCACTTGCGAAGTGAGAGTGCCTTTCTAGTTGGTCTTCCCTTTTCGTCCTTCATAGGACCAGGCATACCGCCCATTCTTGCACAAAACGATTTGCGTCGTGCTGCAGACTTAGGTGACTTTTTTGCTTGTTCTGCTGAAACAGGAGGCTTTAAGTTATGTCCCTGTGCTTTAGCAGATGCTCGGCCTTTTGCGTTAAGACCACCTTCAGGATTTTTTCCTTCTTTGCGAGTCCATGCTGGTGTCTTATGTGCTTTCTTGTGTGCTTTCTTTTTTGTTGTCATTATTTTTTCTTAATCCCTACCATGCGACCAGTCTTAGGGTCACGTGTAACTGTTGGCTGTCCTTTAGAATGAG